ATATTATAGAGCCTCTTTAACTCATTGGAGTTTAATAAGAGCTGATCTGAAGAGAAGAATTGAAGACCGTATTCTTGATTAAAATCTTCAACTGATCCAAGATTAGCAATTACTTTTTGTTTCCATTCCTCGTCTCTACCTGCAATCTGCCACCAATCAACTCTTAGCGGAACGTAGTCGCTCTCACTGGCTATCGCATCTGCCCAAATATCATAGAACTTATTCTTTCCGTTTGGAGTTGAAGTAATGATCGCTTTCGCCTCAGGGTCAGCAGTGATTGTTGGAAGTATTGCCTTATAGAAGTCATTTAGGTTAGACTCGTTAATGTGGGCAAACTCATCCATGTAGAGCAAGTTTACTGAGAGACCGATACCTGACTTTTTAGTAGTTGTTCGGGCAACTACTCTACTGTCGTTATCGAACTTAATGTTTCCGCTATTGATGTGTTTAATTCCTGGTTTCATAAAGAATGGTAATCCATCTAGTCCTATACGAAACTTATCAATAAGTTCTCGAGTCGTGGTAAAATTATCAGCAACAATTAGTGCAGTCTTCTCTGAATGGAATAAGAGGAACCAGAGAATAAAGATCGCAGAGGTCACTGACTTTCCAGTCTGTCTACTTGCCATAAGAATATTGAACTTATTAGCCTTAAATGACTGGAGAATCTCCTCTTGGAAGTCTCTTAGTCCTCCAGCATCCTTTACTAGTTGAATTCCATCACCAGTCTGTATGTTACAGTAATTCCAAGCAAAATATAGAAGATCTAATTTACATTTTTTAAGCTCTTCCCACTCCTCTGGTGTGTATTCAAAGGGCAGGTTTGCCCTCTTTAGATTTATGTCATTGTCTTTGAATGGAGAGTTGTGTAAACCCTTGATATCCATACCATTATCGATCTCTTCTAAGAGCTTGTTTATTCTCTCAGTCGTCCATATCGAGGTGTTAGTATCATCAGATGCACCAGAAAGACCCGACACTCTTCTGGGCGTGAACGCCCCACGACTTGACATAATATCTTTCATGTGATTAAATTATTTCAGTTAAGTCAATAAAATCATCCGGTGCCTCATCGTCCCCAAATTCGATGTTTCTTTCACGCATTAGTTCTGATTTCTTGCTAGGATCCGTTAGTTCTCCAGGGCGGTGTCCATCGCCTTTAGTATTTGCAGGTAAGCTCTTAATCACGTTCTTTGTTCCGACCGTAATAAAGAACTGTCCCTCTTCTGGACTTGATCCAACTATGTCTGATTCAGGATTGACTGACGGTTTTGAATTTAAAGATCGATATGTGTCTTCTAAAAAGAGGACATAGTTTGCCTGCATCTTTGTGATGGATGCCATCTTATCCTGTAACTGTCCCATTACCTCAATCAAACGAGGGTGAGTGTTTCCAGAAGTTATCTCTTCCATCACCTTGATGATGGTGATCTTGATAGTCTTTAGCTGGAAGAAAAGGTTTGAGATATTGATAGTATCTAGCTCCTTTTTGTGTTTAGCATAGTCGTTCTCCTCAAAGACTCCAATATCTACGAAATTCTTAAATAGTGAATCAGTTATCTCACGAGCCTTTTTAGTGAACTGATTGCTCATGTCTTCAAAATCATATGGGCTCTCAGGCCGAGTCTTTTGCGAGATCTCATTATCTACAACCATGTCATCGTGAGTCTCAGTACCTATGCTCTGTAGGAGAGAGCTTATCTCATCCCTTAGGTGGGCACGATTTTCTCGGCTCATGCCGGATTTTTTACCTGCAGACATATTAACGAATTTTAGTTTCGTACTTTTCTAGAGCTGGGTTCGCGTGGATCTTGATCTGTTTTACTGACTCAACCCATTCATAAACGACCTTCTCTACTTGCTCTAAAAAGTAGTCCAACGTCTCGTTTGCACCAAACATCTGGGAGGAAAGAGTCCTCTTAAGAATTTGACCCTTATAATTGAATCCCAAGTTTTTGCGATTCTCTCGTCTTTCGTATATCGGTCGATATATGCTATCTTTTACCATATTAAATCATTTTTTAGGTCTTGCTACAATGTCTTTTATCTGGATGTTTACCGGTCCGAGTGCATCCTCGGTGATTCCAGTAGAGTAAACGTTTCCGTATCTATCGCTAAATCCTCCTCGAATTATTGGAAGTTCCTGAACGTCCACTATTATGTCATTAAACTCGTCGACTCCAACGTCTGGTGCGCTTGGGTTAGCTATTTTTGCAACCTCATTCTTTCGACAGACAATGTTTACAGAGACTGAATCGACTCCGTTCACCTCCTCAATGAGCTTTATTAAGTCACTCTTTGGAATTCTAGTGAGTCGTGTGTTCTGAATGAAATAGTCTCCGAGCCCATTGAGAATGTCTCTCTTGATGATTTCTGTCGAGACGTCATCGAACACGATTATTGAAGTATTGATCACGTATTCGCTAGGAATCGGGTCGACTATTCTAATGTCAGTTGAGATCAGCTTGGATCCAGACTTTTCGATGTATGCAAGAAGCTGATTTTTCTGATAGTCTGTGAGTATGAATCTCTCGATTGCAGCACTAAAATAGTCCTGTGCGGTGCTGAAGGTCTTTCGGATATCAGGGATTAGGAATAGGTTTAGTATTCGGCTATCCACTTCATCGAGATAGACGTTGATTATGGAGAAGAGCTTTAGCTTTCTAAGCACGCTCTCATAGTGATCAACATTGACTAGGGCAAAACTCTTTGATTGTTTTGGCGCGATTAGTCGAGTAAGCTTAGAGTCTTCAGAGTTTGCTCCAAAGAAAGGAGGATTCGTTGTTGTGATCTCTATGTACTTGTTTAGATCGATCTCGTCTCCTAGAATACTAAAACCTGTATCAATGAATTCAAACAGTATCGCAGCCTTGTCTTGAGTCTGAATGTTCCCGTTTGCACCCTCAGTGATAAGATACTCAACATCAATATCGGCTCCACGGGTAGGAATCTTTCCATAACTTCCATTTCCAAAATAGATATCTAATCCGCTGGTGATCCCAGTCTTAGCGATAAATCCTTTTTCTCCCCTAGGCATGTCTAGGATAGAATTATACTTGGTCCATTTTTCACCATTAACATAGACGTTCACTAAGAAGTTATCCATGTAAAAGTTTTGAGGGCTACCTATTGAGAAGCTTTCAATCGGTTCGCCCTTAGCCGTCACTCTCTGGTTTTCAACGATCCCTTGACGAATTCCGATTTTGATCCCGTTATTCGATCCATTGAAGGAGAATTTTATCTCGTCCTGAGGAAGGTCTAACACATAGATGAGTCCATTTCTCTTGCATCTTAGCTTAGTAAGGTTTGGAATGATCACAAGATCAGTGTCAGGTGGCTCCATTCCTGCAATAGTGGATAGGCTAATCTCCCCGACCGCCGAGACTGCTCGGCTTGGGTTATGGCCGGTAAGAGAAGCCAATGAGTAGACTGAGGTCAAGCGTGTCGCTTCATTTATGTTAAGCTCGGTGATGGAGTCCTCAATGTAATAAAATACCAATTGAGTAAGGTTTTCAACCACCAGCAATAACTGTCCAAATGGAGAGGCTGACGTGAATACTGCTTTACTCTGACCGTACTTTAGGGTCAGGTAATTTATGGTGTCTCTTAATATGTCTTCAACAAAAAAACTTAGAGTCTTAAAGATCTTGTAGTTATCTACAACTTTAGCCATTATTCGAATCTATTTATTTTATTTATTCATTTTTTGGCTGGGCTAGCCTATTGATCTAATACTTCGTTGTGTCTAAAAGGATTCGATTAGATAAATAGAATAAAGATTGCTAAGATGTTTAAGTCCCTGGACAAGAAAGACATATATGATAATTCAAGCATTGGGTTCTGCTTTGAGTTCTTTTCTCCGATGAGAAAGATGGACGCTGCAGCAAAGATTGCAAGAGCACTGGGTAAAAAAGTAAAGTGGTTTAGCACAATTGATCCTAAGTTTGAAGCGACTAATGAGACTTTTTCTCTATCACCTACCTATTCGAACGGCTATAAGGAAATGAGACTCTCAACGGGAATGCTTCCTTATCAAGAAGGTCTTCACATGTTCTTAAAGATCTCAAACATCATAGAAGCAGTCGGCTTTACCACAGATAGATGCAGAGTAACGACCAGAATCAAGATAAATGAGACTGCTTTGAGTTTACCGGTAAGAATGGACAAGTTGAATAGGGTGAAATATCTCTTGGGATTGAACGAAAAAAGGCTATTTGAATTATGGCCACAGCCAGAGAATGACCGACGTCTAGTTTATCAGAATCAGATAAATTTCATCAGACCTAAGCGACTCTATGAGACGATCTTTTCTCCAAACGTTGTGAAAAGAGCAAACCTGATGGATCTTAGCATACCAGAATCTGATTTTTTCGGAAATGATTTTTCTGAGATCGGTAGAGGAAAGCTCAAGATCAATTACATAGGAGGAAAGGATTACACTAAAAAGAAGAAAGAAGCGGTTGAGGCAATCAACCTAGTCATAGATCACCTTTATGAGACTCTTAAAAATAACTATGATTACACTAATCAGGAGGACATTCGCATCTCTGGAATAGTGAATGAATTCAAGAGCGCTATTGATTCTACTAGAAATCCTCTTACCTTTAAATCTTCTTACCCAAACATCGGGCTGTATGTTGACCTTAAGTCAGACAAGTATTCAGTAGAGGCAGGGTATCCTCAGATCAGGGAAAAGGTATACCAATTGGTGGTAGGCGGAGGAATCACAGAAGGTCACATAAATTACGATACATACAGGGGCACCATTCAAGTAAAGGGAGCAAAGCTAAAAAGAAGTATTGTCTTGGAGGGAGTGGAATTCTTTGATTGCGAGATCGAAGGAGACATTAAAGGCTGCCTTCTCGATAGATGTATAATTAGAAACTCCAAGCTCACTGAGTGCTCCATCCATTACAGTAACCTAATCAAGTTCTCAAAGGTACTAGACTGTGACTATTTAGGAGAGTCAAATGAGATCATATCTAGCTTCTTGGATAACTCCATAGATAAGCCGATAACTGGCAATCTTAAGGAATGCGTGATAAATAGGGGAAAGCTTTCTCTTTCCTGTAAGATGGACGACTCTACTAAAATTATTCAACCATAAATAAGTATAATGTCTGGTGCTTGTTTTGCAAGATAAATAAACAAAATAAGCTGATACTAGGATCGCCGTCTATAATAATTTAAAGGCGATACGACGATTAACTAATTCAAGTTTAACATCAATCATTGATATAACTAACCTAAATTTTAGGAGTCTTTCTGACGCAAATTTAGAGTTTCTTAATAATATCAGTTACGATGAGACTTTGAATGCCTTCACTCTTTATGAAGGTAACTTTGATTTCGTAAATATCACCGACACACTTAGTCTAAAATTGGACGGGATTCCGACCTTTACTATCGACTCTTTGGGTAGGGCTGAGGGCCAAGAGCTCTTGGTTAAAGTT